AACGCCCGCCAACTTTTCCAGCACATCGAAGAAACCTGGGCCAAGCCAATCATCGGCGGCAGGTATTCGGCGCTGCACCCCTACTGGCACGAGCGCGAGGAGAAGAGGAAGGCGAACCAATGCGAATGAAAAAGCAACGCGGTAATTCCAACCCCACCAGGACCAAGCGAGCCCTCGCAGCCCTGGCCTTTAGCCAAGCAGAGGTTGACGAATGGCTGCTCCAAGCAGAGGAAACGTGGACAGCAGACGGAAATGGTGTCGCTGCATCTGGGGTGGATGTGTCGCCCACGCGCGATATTGCTCATGAATTTGCGAATCTTGTCTCTGATTGGAAAAGTGACACTGAAAACGTATCATCTATTACTCGGATTGTGTCGCATCCCTCCTATCAATCTGTGATCGAAATCGGCAGACAAAACGAAGATATCGTTCGGCTGATTCTCAGCGAATTCTCAACAAATAATGGATATTGGGCAACAGCTCTTCGCGCAATTATGGGAGAAAATCCTGTAAGTCCAAAGAGTATTGGCGACCCCCAAAAAGTGAAACAGGACTGGCTGGACTGGGGAAAACGAAAAGGCTATTTTTGAGAGGAAAGTTGACTCATGCCAGCAGGGTACGCGAAGAATTTCCCCTCAAATTTTCCTCGACTCGGAGCCAATTATCTCAAGAAGAGTAGCGATACTGACCAATACAACTGTATTGCTTGGGCAATGAGTGAATGTCATCGTCCTTGGTGGCCGGGAAGCGAGCCGGCAGGTTACTGGCCTCCCGATCTACCCCACGATGAAACCATCGATAATTTCGTGGAAGCATTTCGGCGCAAGGGCTACGAACTATGTGCCGGTGCGCATCACGAATGGCTCTTTGAGAAAGTGGCGATTTACGCGGATCTAAAAGGTGTTCCAACTCATGCAGCCAGGCAGCCGTGGCGAGCCTTTCTGGACTTTCATCATCCTTTGAACTTTCCTCTTGCATGGTTTGCAAATAACTGGTACGCTTCTTTCGTAATGACCGATCCCTCCCCCAAAGAACTCCGTCTCGATACCGCACCCAGCCGCGCTTTCAGTTGGCTTTCCTGGCAGGAGGTCAGTCAACCCATCACTGACGAGCGGGGCAGGACGGTTAGGCCAGCGGGGTCGGTTCTTACCGTAAGGTACAGAACAACCGGCCTTGAAATGGAGTTCTGGCCCATCTCAATCGACGAAGCTCAACAGCTTTTCAATCCCGGTGCGCGTTATGGGTATTCGATTGGCTCAGCTTTCGCGCAGATCGCGCGCGCCGTCGGCAAGTCGTCGCGGACAATAAAATCCGGCGAGCGCCAAGCTACCAAAGCTCAGCGCGAGCAACAAGAGAAACAGTCCGGACGGCGGTGGCTGGCATGATCCGACAAATTGATCCGATTCTCACTTGCGATCTTTGCGGCAAAAGTCATCTCGATGAGATGGCCACGGTCTATTCGTCACGCGGCTTTGCGGAGGTTAAGCCGTCAGAGTTCGTTGGCAATCTCAGAGTTCTGGCGGAACTCTGTCATGGATGCTGGAATAAGTTGAATGAGTTTTTGGATGGAAGGGTAGTATGACCCCACAACTCAAAATCAGTGACTCGATCTCTCTGCCGGCTAACGCTGTGACCCAGACTTTCGCCTGCATTGGGCGAAAGGGAGCTGGTAAGACCTACCTTGCGTCCATGCTCGCGGAACAGATGCTGGATATTGGAGCGCAGGTTGTTGTTCTGGACCCTGTCGGAAATTGGTTCGGTTTGCGTGTTGCCGCCGATGGAAAATCAAAGGGTAAGGATATTTTTATCGCCGGTGGTGAACGTGGCGATGTTCCTGTTCTTCCTGAATCGGGCGCGCGGTTTGCCCGCTTGGTCGTCGAGCGTAGCGTATCGATGGTTCTGGATGTGTCTGGTTTCCGGCAGGGAGAGCGCAAGCGGTTTGCTGCGGATTTTGCTGAGGAGTTTTTCCATCTCAAGAAAACTCAGCGTAGCGCTGTTCATCTCTTTGTTGAGGAAGCGCAGTTGTTTGTTCCGCAGCGTTGCGGACCTGAAGAAGCCCGTATGCTTGGGGCGTTTGAGAACATCATTCGCCTCGGCAGAAATTACGGTGTCGGCGCCACACTTATTTCCCAACGACCGCAATCGGTGAACAAAGAGGTTCTTTCCCAGGTCGAGTGTCTTTGTGTTCTGCAGGTCAATGGCAGCCATGAGCGCAAGGCTTTGGAAGAGTGGGTGCAGGAAGCCGGCGCTGATCGGAAGTTGGTTGGTGAGTTGCCGGGCTTGTCGCAGGGCCAGGGATACGTGTGGAGTCCATCGTGGCTCCGGGTCTTCAAGAAGGTAACATTTTCAAAGAAGACTACGTTCGACGCCAGTGCGACTCCCGAAGTCGGTAAGGCAACCAAGGCCGCTTTACTCACTGCGGTTGATGTTGAAGCTCTCAAAGCTGATCTTCAGTCAGTTATCGCTTCGGCGGAAAAAGACGATCCGAAGATTCTGCGCCGGAAGATCGCGGAGTTGGAGCGGTCTGTAAGCGCGGTGGCCGATTCGAAGAATGCTGAGGAGATTACTCATCTTCGCGATACGTTGGAAGTCCGGCACCAGGATGTGATCCGCTTGGGCGCAGCACTCGAAGAGGCTCAGTCAGTAAATAAAGTTCTGCAGGGGTACGTGAAGGCTATTCAAAAGATCCTGGTAGTGGCAGAGGTTATGCATTCTTTAGAGCCGATGGAGGTCCCGAGGTATAAGCCTGCGGTCTCACGGCCTGTTCAGTCTTGGGATGCTGCGCGATCCGGTCCTCTTCTTAAAGCGGCTACGATCAAAGCTGAGTCTAACGGCCACTCAAATAATCTCCGCGCCGGCGCGCGTCGTATGCTGGCCTGTCTCTGCCAGTGGTTCCCTTCCGGTCGTACTGAAAGTCAGGTGGCCGCTCAGGTTCAGATGAAGAAGACCGGAGGCACCTGGGCAGCATATAAGTCGGATCTGCGTAATGGGAGTTATATTGAAATCCGAGGCGACGGTCTCTGGTACGCTACGGACGAGGGCAGGGATTATCTGGGTGCAGACATCCCCGATACTCCTGCCAGTACCGAAGAGGTTGTCGCTCTTTGGGGCGCGAAGTTGCGCAAAGGCGCACGAGAGATGTTGGATATTCTCGTCCACCACAAGGGACGAGCAGTTTCCAGAGAACAACTCGGCCAGGCAGTAAATATGGAGCAGAGCGGCGGCACATTTTCCGCTTATTTGTCGGATTTGAAACAGGCTGGATTGATTGTTGTGGACCGGGATGGTGTGCGCGCTAACCAGGAGACATTGATGCTATGACCCAAAAACTCACCCCATCCGAGCGCCAGGCTATCTTGAAAAAGCTCAAGCACGGCCCCACTTTGGACCGAGAGAGCCTGGCCCAACACGCGCTCCGCGTGTACGAAGAAGTTCTGAAGAAGAGGAAAGCCAAATGAACGACACCATTTCTATTCCTCAGCACTGTTGGCACAGATACGGCCAAAATACCGGCGAGGACCAGAATGAAGTCTGCTGTAATTGTGGCGAGAGCTACAACCCTTGCGCTTTGGTTCCACGTTCCGGACACGGACAATTTTCACCGGACAAGGGTCGCCCGCCGAAACCCGCGGGGCCATGCAAACCAAAACCGAAATCGCCGTACAACATCAAAGAGGTTTCCAAATAATGCCCCGTCCCCGTCTCCCCAAAACCCAATGGAACGAAGATTCGATCAGAGTGGAAGTTCGTCCCGCCGGCGTCGTCGACGAACCTGCTAACGTCGAGGTCTTCCAGGCGTGCCTAGCGGAGATGGGGGCTGTCCGGCTGAGGCTCATGCTCGGATGCTACGGCCCCGGTACGGAGGCCAAACCCAAACCGCGCTATGCTTGGCTCCTGGGAGAGAGCGCAACCATTCAGTGTCGTGATCTTGAAGTAGCTTCCTGGTTTCGTGAGGAGCTGCTGAAGTGGTTGAAAAATTTAGATGGGGTTAGGCTGGAGGCAGTGTCAGATGAATAAGTCAGGCAGACTTGAAAGGCGCTACCAATTTTATCTTCGCGTCGCCAACGGAAACCGTTTGCGGCGTTTATTGTTCGGAGATAAATGTCCTGACTTAGCGATAGTCTCACAAAAGTTGGCCAAGGATTTACGCTGCTGGCCGCTCAGGCAGGAGAAGGAGTCGCCAGATGCCCACTGAACAGTTTCAACGCTACGGAAGTTTCTGGGAACTGCGGGAGGAGTACAGGAAGAACGCTCTCGCCAGTCTCCGGAAGCGTGAAGGGCTTCCGACATCTGAGCATCTCAAAGGCGCTTTCTACCAGCGTTCCGATGGCTTCTATCGCGAGCCTCCTGGCCGGGAAGTCTCTCTCGACACGACGATGTACCCCAACGGCAACGGCGGCTTTGTTACTCAGGCCACAGGCACGCGCAAAGGACTCTCGCGTGAAGAGGCTGAGAAGAACTGGGGGCGGTCATCTTTCAAGATCCTCGAAGTTTCGGAAGACGGCCGTAAGCTCACCGACGAACTCAACAACCTCAACCGTGACCTCTCCACCTTCCAACAGGCTGAAAGAGTTTCCTACGGACCCGCCAGCGAACAAGCTCCGGGCTTTTCCCTCAACGGCACTTCAGACGAGGAAGTCGATACCGGGCTGCAGGAGTATTTGAAGAGAGGGAAGTAGTCATGGCTGACTCAACAATCGAGCGTGGTGTTCCGATTCCGCCTCGGCAGCACGAGCCTATCGAGCATAGGTATCCAGAACTTTGGGCGCTGCGAGTCGGCGATTCGTTTGTAGCCACGAAAGCCCCTTTGGGCCTTCACGTTGGAATCGCCATGTTTGGTATAAAGCATAGCCAAAAGCACGAAGTAAGAAAAATGGAGGGTGGCGATTACCGAGTTTGGAGGACGCAATGACCACTCTCCCCCAATCCCGTCCCGATCTCGTCCACCCGTTCCAATGCGAGCGCGGTCGGGAGGGAGAGTGCAGTCACTTCTACCAGTGGATCGGCGGGTTTGTGAAGTGTCTGGCGAAGGAGTCCGATCCGATTCACAAGAACGGGCCGCATGTGTTGACAGCTCCGAACGGCGATCAGGCGTATTGTAACGGTCCAGGGACATGCAAGCATTGTGCAAAGGGTACACCACCGACGTTTTATCAATGGGAGTCCGAACGTGGTCGCTGACATCTTCATCTGTCCCGATTGCGAGCAGGTCTACGTGGACAAGCCTGACTCCATGTGCGCCTCCTGCACTCAATGGCGCGTGGACAAGTTGACCAGCATCGATCACGGGTATCAAACGTGGCGGAGCCGAGAAGAAAATCGGCGTATGAGCCCCGGAGCGAGGTTCGGTGAATCGCTGGCGGATATGGTCAAGGCCATGGAACGGAGTCAACGATGATCCGAGTTCCTACGTTGCCTAAGATGCTTTATACGCCAACCGGGTTCTATTGCACTTCTTGCGATTACTATTTTATGCCTGAGTTGGATCGGTCAGGATTACCTGACTGTCCTGTCCGGTGGTTGGGGATTCATAAGGTTGAGCGCCCGAATTCTCCACCGTGCGATTGCCCTCTTGAGGGCAAGATGTTTGAGATCGATGTAACGCAAGTATTTCCAGAAGCCAAAGAGGTTTGAAATTGAATCAAGAAATCGAATCTGTAAAACCCGCTCTCACCGTGATTCTCGACGACGGCGACTTCATCATCAACTCGACCGGCCCGATCGGTAAGCTCATGGCTCAGGCTATTCTCCCTGCGGCTGCGGCGGCGCGCAAAGTCACAATTATCACTGACGGCGAAATGAAGGTGATGAAGCGGAATGGGAACGGGGTGGGAAAAGTTATTGATGAAGTGCCTGCAACTGTTAAGCGGGCAGCGGAGGCCGAGAAAAGAGCAAGAACCGCGCTTTCTTTTAACGACGGCCCCGACATCCAGGATCAATTTGCTGCCGATCTGGAAGCAGGCATCACCGGAGAGATCGCTACCGGCGAGGCTCCCATTCCAACTCCAGGCCCTAACGCGGCCACCCCTATCCCGTCCCGTCGCAAGCCCCAGATATTCCAGGACGCCGCAGCCCCGCCCGCCCCCGAGCTGGCCGAGGCTGAGATGGATCGCCTTCTCGCCGAGGCTGCGCAGGCCGAGCGCGATGCCGTTAAGGTCGCCGAGGACATGCGCTTCCAGCGTCAGCAGGCCGTGCAAGACGGCCAAGACCAGACCGATCCTGACACACCCACGGAAACGACCAAGCCTACCACGCGCAAGCGCGAGCCGCGCAACCTGGCCACCACAGGCAAGGCCTGCGGCCGCTGCGGCGGCGGCGGCCAGATCATGGGCGACAGTGGGCACACAGGCGCCTGCCCCGTGTGCATGGGCGCCGGTCAGATAAAAGCGTGGGTTAGGTCACGTTGAGAAGGTGAGGTAGGAGATGAACGGAATTGAGTGGACCGATTACATTTTGCAACCAGCCCCGCAGAATCTCCTGTGTTTGTTTCGTAGACCCGCATGGGGGAATAACATACTCGCTTATGCACGTGACTTTCACCCCGAGTGCAACGCTGTCGATCTCCAGTGGATGTTGACTGGGATTGCGCGGGAGCAGTTGGAGCGTATGTCTCCCGAGTGCCGTCTACAAGTGATGCCGGAGTTGGGTGTTTTTAGCCAGTGGGCGTGGGCACTCACCGACAGGTATAGTAGGACGGCGGCTCAGGTGCTTTGGAGTGGGATGCGCGGCGTGAGTCAGTCTACCCAGGAGCAGAGAGATGCGGCTTTTGGAGAACACACATCGGAGAACGCACGAAGCCTACTTGGGTTGTAGTACAGTGAAAATTGCAAACCTATGAACCGAGTCGAGGGGAGGTAAACGTGTCGCAAGACGATTATGTCGCAGGTAAGATTCCCTATTTAGGGGTTTCTTATGACAAGTCTCACACTGTTCGGTTGTCGCATGAGTGGGACAAAATGCCGGAAGGCGAGCTTATGGAATACCTGCGTATTCGGCCAACAGCGATTGAAGGCGTCACAACAGGGGGGTCTTTGGTTTGCCACGGTCCCACTCTGAATTTTGTTCGGGAGTTCGGCAAACGAGCAGAAGAAATTCTGATCAAACGGCGTCTCACTTATACGGTACGGGAAGATGAAGATTCTTTGGAAGAAGGAGGTCCGCGCTGGTGGCGGACCATAACTCTCAACGAACCATACGAAATACCAGGAGTTCTGGTACAGTGAAAATTGCAAACTTATGAACCGAGTCGAGGAGATCGCCGCAGCCATGAATACCCGTCCAGAACCGATGTTTCTGTTCGGGCTGGTCGAGTTGGCGCATAGCAATTACTGTGGCATTCTGGACGATTTGGTTACAGCGGATCGTCTGGTTTGGGCCGAGCGGCACAATCAAGCGGTTGAGGAGTCTGCCTGATGGCCACTCTCCCGGATTCCCAACTCCCCCATTGCAACAATCCGCAGCATCCCCGTGGCCTGCCCACCAGGATGATCTATCTTCAGACCAAGGACCACGCGCATGTTTTCGGCTGCCAGGCGTGCAAGGACGTGAACCGCAAGCTCTCCGTCCGGGTGATGACCGACCAGTTTTTCAAACGGGAGGTTCGTCGCACTCTTGCGGCGCAAGGTCAGCTTCTCAAAGGCCCGATGCAAAAGCGTAAGCGTTCTTCGTTCGAGATCGGCTTGATGAGGGAGATGGCGCTCGACGCTGCGCGCCGTAACGAGGTTGCGCGCCGTATCGATTGGGACTCTGAGCATCGGCGGTCGAAAGACGGGAAGTACGAATTGGTCGAGTACAAGGACCTCGGCAACGGTGCGGTCCGGCTCCAGATGGCGATCGGCGGCCAACTCTGTCCGCAGATGGACGATCATGTCGCGTCGCGTGAAGAGTACCGGACCGAGGAAGCGTACTGGACTCGGGTAGCGCGAGGCAGCGAGACTATGCTGCATTTGTACGGCGATCCTCGACATCCGTTGACGCCGGAAGAGTCGGCACAGAGGGAAGGGGAGACATTTTGATGGCGCGACTATTGAAAAACCACCAAGTTTGGATTGAGGAAGAAGTGGATATTCCTGAAGGACCGCGAATTACAATCTTTGCTCCTAGAAACAGCAATTACCCAGAGGGTACGTATGTTGATACCATCTGTGTCACGCACGGTCGTTGTTTGGCCGCGCATGGTGATGCCGAAGAATGTTTTTGGTAAAGACGTCGATCAGGCGTGAAGTTGAACGACGGAAGGCGTCGTTCACTCAAAAATATATCGGAGATCAGGAATCATGATTCGATCCACTCACACATACGCTACCCTCGATGTTAGCCACGCCACGTACATTGAGATCAAAGAAAAGTTGGAAAAGGCCGGATACTCCGATCAGTTCCATGACGACCGCGACGGAGTTGTCATTGACATGCATGGTATTGCTTTGAAAGATGAAGGAAAGCCAGTGGCGTCTTTTGCCGATCGCAACCATCTTCAAGTTCTTCTTGCCCAGGCCATCACTGCGAGGCTCAAGGAAGAAATCGTGGATGACATTTTACCCAAGCCGACCATTGCTGAGTTGGAAAAGTTGATCAATGAAGCGGAAAAGGAAGGTAAGGAACTCGGTCAGCTTATGCCCGACGGCAGTCTTGTTCGTTCTCATTCCAAGCCGGTGTTTGCGAGTGATCTTGCCGATGCTGTACTGTCGGCGCTTCAGTCCAGCGGTTTCAAGATTGCGGTTGATGACAAGGAACCTCGAACTGTTCTCGATGCTCGGCTGATGTGCCGACCGGGCAATGAGCCCTTAGCGTAGCTAGTTCAACCAGCAATCGAAAGGACCAACAATGTCTCGTCTCGCAGCAGTTCACACCGGTCAGCCAACGCAGGGCGTCGGAGCCGCCCCTAACGGAAAGCACAAGGTCGTCGCGTCAGCGACGCCTGCGCGCACGATCGACGACTTGGATAAGGAACTGGCGGCTCTTGAACTGCCTCCCCCAACGATCAATCCCCGCTCAGCTCACTCGGCAGCCGCGGCGACGGTTACGGCCGCATGGCTGTCGCTCTCAGCGACTGAGCTGGAAGTGCGGAACTATTTCCGTGCGATCGACGTTCGTTCCGGCCTTGAAGCCCTGGCGAAGATGCGCCACCAGTGCGACCTCGCAGCACAGACCTTGCAGCAGCGGATGGACGACGACAACACTCAGCGGTGCACGGGTTGTGACAAGACCCTGGAGCAGGTTCGTAAAACCCAGTGGCTCATGCAGGGCGCCGATGTGGACCCCGATACAGGCGTTCCAATGCCTTACCGCTTTTGCGGTCCGATGTGCGTGCGCGAGCGAAATCGCGAGAAGATGTTGCCGCCGGATCAGCGGAACAAATTGCGCGCTGATGGGCTCGAAGAAGGAGAGATTCGGTGAGCCCCGATCTCCACAACGGACGCATGAAGCGCTTGCAGTCCAAGGTCGAGAAGCTCTCCCTTCAACCGGGCGATTTGCTGATCGTGCGCGACGCCGGCGACATGTCAGTCTTCCTTGAGATGACAAATCAGGGAATTGGCTTCACCCCATACGCCAACCCGGTCCTGCTGATCCAGGGAGGGCTGGAGAAGGCGACACGACAGGATTTGATCGAAGCCCTGTCTGTGATCGACCAGGCAGCGGCCCAGCGCGTTCAGGAATCTGAGTCACGAATCATCACCGATCTGAATGCACCAATTTTGAAGAGGGTAATCCAATGACCAACAGCATTCTCAATCCGTTCGTCCCTTGCCACGCTTTGATCTTCCTCGACGACCAGCATCGCATCAGCACCTATTGTATGCGCGAGCGCGGCCATGCCGACGAGGCCGTGAAGGGATTCCCCGGCGGGCACAACACTATCAACATGGCGCCCGGAATATGCGCTGCGCTGAAGGAGGAAGCTCATGGCCACGATAATCCCGCGTTCAACATTGAAGAGATGCAGTTTGCGGAGAATTCCGTTGTTACGGACCCTTGGCGCGGGCATTGCGATCTGACTCCAGATAACGAGCATGGTCAACTGCGCAAATCGATAGATGGGCCTCTCTACCTGTACGAAACTCCGCAGCCCAAGCACCATTACTTCATTGGCGTAGATTCTGCCCGATGTGAGGAGTTCACGCTGGCGCCGGCCGATTACGCCGCCCTGGGTTGCATCAATGCAGAGACCGGCCATGTGGCGGCCATCTACGCTGCCAGAGTATCGCCTGAAGAGTTGTCAAGCATCGCGGCGGCTCTCGGCTTCTACTTCAACTCAGCGATGCTCAACGTCGAGCTGAACAACATTGGATACATCACGATGCGTGAGCTGCGCGATCATATCCACTATCCCAACCAATATATTTGGAAGGGCCGCGACGACAAAGCATCGGCTTCGGAATCAGGAACCGCTTACGGTTTCGAAACGAGCGATCGATATAGGCGTATGATGTTCAATCTCTATCGCACCGCGCTTCATCGCCAGGAAGTTGTTCCGAAGGACAAAGCTTTGGTTTCGCAAATGAAGAAAGCGAAGATGGAGCTGGGCTGGAGATGGAACGTAGCGGTCGGTCATGATGGTATTTTGATGAGCATCCTACTCGCGTACATTGCGAAAGAACAATATCATCCTACTTCATGTCAACCTAAAATCTCTAAGAATGTGCTGATGGCCAAGGAGGAGTTAGAGAATGCTGGTTTCGATCCCGCCCGTGGGCACATCATCGCCAATGGAACGCCAGAGGTGCCCCGCAGTTCTGAAAACAGAGAAGGATCGATAATGTCAGATGGGTCTAAGTTTGTTGGTGAAACATGCTGGCCTGTTGACCCTGCTTACTCTGAGCATGGCGGACACACCATGTTGCTTTGTGAGGATGGACAAGTGCTGCAAATCGTCCATCCCCCTGCTGCTCAGATCGAATATGTGAATGTGATCGATCCGATTGTCAGGGAACTTGTGAAGAGCAAGATTCAACTTGAGAAAGGTAAATAGATATGGCCAGGCCGCTTAGCCCCATCCACCGTCCGCTCGATCCGGTGATTGCCGACCTCATCGATTCGGATGAGAACTATCTTGCGCGTGGCCCATCCGGTTCTCAACGTCCTGACAATCCTCTTCCCAATTCTCAAGTCTCGCGTATTGCCAGGCTCGCCCAGCTCGATTCCCGTCTCCTTGCAGGCACCTCTCGGTCCCTCGGCCCTGGCGGCGCATCCGCGGCATATTCAAATGCGGTGCAGAAAGCTCTTGTGGATGAGATGGCCGATCAGTTGCGTGGCGGGACCGGCGAGGCGCGGAGCGAGATCGGCCACTGGGCTGCAGAGATTATTGAAGCGTTTAGGGAGGAGTAGTCATGTGCCAAATTTGTGACAGCTTCAAAAAGCGCACCGGTTATGCCGGTCAAAAGTACGCGGTGTTCTACATCCGCGATGGTGTCGAGTCCAGGATGGGCTGGCAGAATCAGGCGTCAGGCGGCCTGGAAGACGCCGCCAGGTTAATGCCCGGCGTGACTGCGACACGTGTTGCTGAGGTCGAGTGTTGCCAGATCGAGTACGGCAAAGAGCACTGCGGCGGCGAGTGTACTTGTCACGTATGTGCGCCCGATCTGGTTGAACGGGATGCGGCTTTTGCCGCTTTGGAGGACAGTCATGAGTAAGCGCATTGTGCTGAAAATTACGTTTACACCTAACGGGGTATGGCTTTCTACGTTCGGGAAAAAGCAACTGCCGATGATAAGTGGGAAAACCATGGACGACAACCCGGAGTTCAAGGCATTTAATTTGGCTCTGCACAAATTTGGAAAGCAGATGATAAAAGCAGGAGTGCTGGGTTGATGGACTCCGTATCTCCTGTTCTCACTGAAGTCGAACTCCCCAGCGAGCAAGTGATAGCGCTCGGCCAGGATGAGTTCTATCCGATCATTGTGGCGCGTGTTGTTCATCCAGGAGGGTTCCTGTCGTCGTTGACTCGATTTCGGTTCAGCGATGCGGAGAGGGAGTTGATAGCGGCGGGCGCGGATCTGATATTGGGGGCAGCCGCATCACGGGTCCATGATGCCGATTTCGTTGGAGTTGGCAATGGCTGAGGAGTATCCGGTGCAGGAGAAATGAATTATCCAGTAGGAGGGTAAAAGAGGTATACTAATGGGGTCAGGGAGCGTCAACTCCCGGCAAGCCTCATCGCTGAAAGGAGCGATTTATGACCCCGCCCAAAGGATACTACAAAGACTTAGTCGGCATGGAGTTCAACGCCTGGACCGTGCTTTCTTTTTGTGAACACATCAAAGGTACGACGGTGTGGCTATGTAAGTGCAAATGTGGGGAAGAGCGCCGCGTCAAAAGTAGTAACCTGCACAACGGAGCTAGCAAACATTGCGGTTGCATGAAGAAGCGCAAAGGATGGATCAAGGGGTATGTTGGTTATATTCCGTTGACCAAAGGCATGGTGGCCGCCGTTAGCATTCACAGAATAGAAGATTTGCAGCGGTGGAATTGGTATGTGGTGAAGAAAGATGGCAATTACTACGCATACCGGAACGGCGTTAAAAGCCAGGGGGAGAGCAAAAGAAAAGTGTCTATGGCTCGATACATTCTTGGCATGGACCCGAGTAATAAACACGAGGGGGACCACCGGAACCGCCGTACACTCGATAATCGGGATCGCAATCTTCGTCCAGCCACGCACAATCAGAGTCAAGCGAACAAAGGGGTGCGGCGTGACAGTTACACGGGATTCAAAGGCATACGTCGTTGTAAGGCGAAAGGTTCTTTTGTAGGTCGGTTTCAAGTGCGGCTAACGCACATGAGGGTTTGTATGTATTTAGGGACGTACGACACAATAGAGGAAGCGGTGAAAATTCGCGATGAAGCGGCTCTAAAATTACACGGAGAGTTTGCCACAACCGGCGAGTAAGTAGGAGATTCGTCATCCCGCTTCAATTGGACCATGTCGAGAAGTTCTTCCACCGTCTGAACATTAGAGATAGGGATGAAGGAACCTTTGTCCCTTTTACCCTTCGGCCTCAGCAGCAAGAAGTATTTCAGATGGCCAAGGATCATCTTGCGCGGCGTCGCAGGCTATTTATTATTTTTCTGAAAGCTAGGCGCCTCGGAATTTCTACGATTGCGACGGGGATCGGTCAAGCTCATTGTATCGCACATCCTGGATCGATGGCTCGTTGCATTGCGCAGAACGCTAAAGTAGCCTCCGCTAATTTTGAAATGGCGAGCAGCTTCTTCAAAGATTGCCGTGAGCTATACCCAGGCGCAACGAAGCCCACTAAGTCCATCCTAACTTGGCCTCATTCCGACGGCCCCGATTCAACATTCGAGCATCACACAGCGGCTACAGTTCACGGTCAGCGCGGACTAACTTCTTCGTTCCTTCATATGACCGAAGCGGCGTTTTATCCATACGAAAATGTCTTCACGAGTTTGATGAACACTTTAAGTATGGATAAAAATAATATTTGCTTGGTGGAAACGACCGCCAACGGGGTTGAAGGCCCCGGCGAAGCGTACTACCAGTATTGGGAAGGGGCTATGTCGGGGGAGAACGAGTTCCTTCCTATATTTCTACCATGGTGGGATGATCCCGCATACGTTCTTCCTGAAGAGTTAGCAATGGATGCGCCAAGGGATCAGTATGAAAAGTTTTTGATGAAAGGCATCAAACATTGGAAGACAGGAAAAAAAGTCCGTCTCGGTAAGGATCGCATCGCCTGGTTCCGCGAAACCTTGGCAACCAAGTGCGAAAACGTGCTCGAAAAATGGCGCGCAGAAATGCCGTCTACTCCAGAAGAAGCTTTCGTCGCCACCGGCAACCCCGCTTTCACTATCGAAGAGATCCAGTTTGCAGAGAATGCCGTGGTGAAGATACCCCCGTTCCGCGGGCGATGCGTTCTCTCAAGCGATCTCAAGCACGGCGAGCTGCAAAAAGGAACAGATGGCCCGTTGGTGGTGTACGAGACGCCACAAAAACACGCTCACTATTTCGCGGGGGTTGACTCGGCGCGAGGCGAGGAAAACACGATGGCGCCGGGCGATTACGCTGCCATCGTGATGTGGAATGCCGAGACAGGAGACCTGGCGGCGAGGTACATGTCTCGCGTAAGCCCAGAGGAGCTTGCGCCCGTGGCGGCGGCGCTGGGCTACTACTTCAACGGAGCGATGCTCAACGTTGAGCTGAACAACATCGGCTACGTAACCATGCGTGAGCTTCGCGATCGGCTCTATTATCCGAACCAATATATTTGGAAGGGGCGCGACGATAAAATCATTTCAGGAAAGCAAGGCACAGCTTACGGATTTGAGACTTCTGATCGCTACCGGAAGATGATGTTCTCAATGTTCCGCAACTCTCTCTACCGCAAAGAAGTCGTTCCGAAGGATCGTATCTTCGTCGACCAGATGAAAAAGGCGAAGATGGAAATGGCATGGCGATGGAACGTTGCTGTGGGCCACGATGATGTCCTGATGGCAGGATTTCTTGGATGGATTGCGAAGGAACAAAATCATCAATTTGCTTGCCAGCATCGTGCGTCCAAGAACGTAATGATGACAAAGGAAGAGTTAGAGAACGCAGGATTTGACAATACCCGCGGTCAGATGCCGCAGTGGATGAAAGACCCCCTAGTTACGGGAGCCGGGATGCTGCTCACTAGCGGTAACGACCATCTGCGCAAGTTGGAGATTTATGCCAAAAATAAACAAAAGCAGAATCGTCTCGAATGGATCTGAACGGAGGTCAACATGGAAACACTGAAACAGTTGCGCGAAGGGTTCTGGAGAAACACAGCAAAGCGTTGTCCTTGTGAGGAAGATGCGGTGCTTGGTATTTTCAACGAGTGGGAGTCGATCTGGGTGTTCCGGTGCATTCCAGACAAAGGATTCGTTCCGATCTGTGCATTCAGCACAACTCAAGTTGAAGCCATTTACGTCAGCGATTTCTCCTGGCTTCCGCGTTTCAATGAGAGCACTTGGCGCACTGATAAGCCAGAAGACGAGGAGCCGGTTGTTGGCGTTCGTAGAGGCTCTACTGAGCCGGAGATGCTTGTCTACTTCCAAGGGAAGTTTTGGGCGGCCGATATTAAAGACGGCATAGACGAGCATAGTGAAGTTGTCGATTGCATCAAGTGGATCGATCTTCCTGAGATGCCTGCGCCTCGTACCAAGGCCGCCAAGAAGCGGGCTCTGAAGAACGTCAACTAGCGGAGCGGAGGCAACGGGGTGGAGAATGACCGATGATCGAGCAAAACAACAGTTCCTTGACGATTTCTTTTCAGAGTCCGGAAGCAGCGACAGCGTTCGCTCAGTTCCTGCAGACGCTCCTCGTACCAGGAACCTACGCGCCACCTTCCGAGAGCCCTCAACTGGATTCCCCGGCACCCAACTATTCTCGTCACGTCCTGCTGACCCCCGAGCGTCAGGAGCAACTGTTCAACCAGCGGCAGAACGGCCTGACGGCGCGCCAGCGGATTCAAAATGCCCAGACGACTCTCCGGGACGGCGTGCTGCCGTTCAGCAAACCAGGGGAGGTTCCCCGGCCCACCAGCCAGTCGAGCCCGCGGATGAAGGCGCAGCAGGAGGGAGGCTTCGCAGACGGGGCGCCGACCAGCCAGCAGAGGCCGGGAGTGGAGCCGGGACCGCAAAGAAGTTGGGCGGGGCCAGGAGTGGAGCCGGGCGTCCCAAGAAAGACAAAGCTCCGGCCGGCCCCAAGCTCCCCGCAGCCATCCAGAAGCTAGTCCCCAAATCCGACGAGCCCAAAACACAGCCCAAGCTGATCCCCACCGAAAATGAACGAGCCTCAGCTACCAGACTATTCAGAGAAATTGGCCAACGGTTCAACGAGAACCGGAAGAAATCGAAGACTGCAGCCTACGCTGGATTCCGGCACGATTTGATGGACAATCTCGACACCCTGGTCATGGGCGGCGCGATCGATTTGAAGGAAGCGACTTCGATCATCACCAACCTGGAGCAGTACACCAAAGAGACCGAGGCGGAATCGACTGAGACGCCAGCGACGATCCTCGGCAAATGGCTGCGCATGGACGCGGCTGAGATTGCTGGGCTGTCGGTTCCGGCTGAGCCGGAGGTGAGTGAGGAACTGGAAGAGCCTGTGGAAGAAGATGTGGAAGATGAGGAAAACTCAGGAGAAGAAGTCGAACAGCCGGGGATTTTTATCTGAATTTGGGCAGCACTCCATGTAGGAGGCTATGACTTCCGCCGCGATCTCCGGGACAATAGAATTACCGTATCCGCGCAGTTTCCCCATTCTTTTGGATATCCCTGTAGCCAGCGGCTGTATTCCGGGTTCAATTGGCCGGAACTTTTCGTCACGCCCGTGCCACCAGTCGCAACCTGCCCAGAATCCGCGAGTGTAGCCTGCGCCGACAAAGGCTTCCCCCTCGGATGGTTCCATTGTTGCAATTGAAATTCTTCCGTCGAGGAGTTGCTCTTGTAATCTCTGGCGGCCGGGGTTGCTGCTGCTGCTAAGCGCACTTGCAAGTCCAAACTGGCCGTGTTCTGGTTCGCTCCCGCTCCGTTCGCATCCGATGCTTGCGGGCTGATGCAGTGGGCCAGTAACGCCAGGGATGCCGCTCCTTCCAGATCCATTCCACCCGTATGAGTTGCTGTACTGCGGGAGTTCGGCCCGCCGCTGGGAGTGTTTGGCGTCGGTACTGAGGCTAAAGCTACAATTTTCCTGCTGTAGTCGTTGTTCCCCGCTTCGTTGTTTCCATTCTGCGCCGGAGTTCCGGTCATCGGCGTCGGCACTGAAGCCAAGCGCGCTTGCACGTCCAGGTGTGAGTTCCCGCCTCCGACCGTCTTCGTTGTTCGACCACCCGAGCCATCTGAACTCTTTGGGGTAGCCACTGACACCAGCGCTGCCGCCCCCGGCAGCCGATCTGTTCCTTGGCCTGGACCTCCCTTCGGGCCGTCCTGGCCGCAAGGCGTCGGCACACCAGAATAGACGCTGACGGATGTGCGGAGCCCCGATGCCCGCAGCGCAAAGATCGACCGCTGCTGTGGTGTAGTTCGACGCTTCCAGGTCAGTTTGAACAAGGTCGAGCCACGCGAGTCCAGCTTTGCTTGCAACCTGCTCTCCAAAAACAGTGCCAGGTCGAAGCTGTTGGATGAGATGGAAGAAGGCAGGCCATAGGTGCCGCTCATCAGACATCCCGCCGCCTTTGCCTGCCGCGCTGAAAGGCTGGCAGGGACAAGAACCTGTCCAGAGGGGCCGAGAATCCGGCCATCCGGCAAGGCGCGCGGCGTAGCTCCAGCCGGCGATTCCGCAGAACATGTGTACTTGAGTGTATCCGACAAGATCAATGGGGAATACATCTTCGATGCTTCGGTCATCTACGTCTCCTGGGGGGATAAGGCCCTCTTTGATTAGATTCTTCACCCACTCGCAGCAGAATGGATCGGAATCATTATAGTAGTTCCAGTTATTAATCATAAGTGATATAGTAAAGGACATGCTCAAGTGTGTCCAGTGCAATTTGCCTATGGAAGGCAGTCATTCTCATAAAAAGTATTGTTCACCTCGGTGCAAGGGCCGATACCGTAAGACGCATGGCGGAGGAAATCTTGCGGATGGGCACCACTGTCGAATGTGTGGGGAACTGATACCGTTGGCGCCCGGTCAGGCTAACAAGTGGCTGTGTTCTATTAAATGCATCCGCGCGAGCAACTCCAAATCGGTTCGAGAATTTCATAAGCGCCGCCCGTTGATGGAGGCTATATATCGCGCACGTACTGTCGAAAAGCGGCATCCGGATTCGAACAACGTCCGGTTCTACAGGAACAATCCTGAAGCGCCAAGGCAGTGCGAGTCATGCGGGGAGGCTCGTGTCACAGAGATCGCCCATAAACCGGGATTTGACCGTTTTGGTAGTTGGCGCTCTAAAGCAAACACTTGCTGGCCTGAAATGGTTTGGGTGCTTTGCCCCACATGCCACGTACTTATAGATCGAATGGGGTACTCTCCAGAAGAAATGGGATTGGGCTGAGTTTATTGCAAACTTTCATCTTTGTCCAGTGTTATTCCCATTTTCTCCAGTGTTGTGGCATTTTCTCCCCACAAGCCTCTCACTTCCTTTATCCTCCCATGTAGAACTGCCCGGAGGCTCAATTGTCCACTGCCCGCGCCAAGTACCAAACGACTGCTCCAGGCCGGTTCGACTCGTCCCTCCCCCAGAATCCACGCAAGGACTACGATTCCGAGTCTGCCCGGCCTTCCGGCCGCTCCGGTGGCGGTGATTGCCCGACGCCTCATCGCGTGTCGTCTTCAGTGCGCTCGAACAAGAAAAGGAGCCGCACCCGTGGATGAGATGGACGACTCTTCTCCGGAAGTGACGATCTCCCCGGCTGACAACGGCCATGTCGTGCGCTGGCATCAGCGATCCAACAAGAAAGATGAGCCTGGCCGCACCATCAAGCGCGTAGCGTCGACAACCGATGAAGCCCTCGGCCACGCCAAAGACGCTCTTGGCGGTAGAACCTCCAAAAAGAAATCGAATCGCGATGGGCAGACCGCTGTGTCTGATACGGGGGATGGTTTGACCTCCCCCGTTGCCCACTCCAGTCATTCCATGCGTGGCCGTTCCGCGCGTCGCCGGCCGGTGCGTTCTCGCCGTCGCGCTTGATTCAAGCATCACAATAACCGGACCCAAAGGAGGGTCTAATTCATGACCCAGCCTACCGCGCCTTTTGCTTTGACTCCGTTCAAGCCTCGCGTCGTCATGCCGATTCTTGCTATCCAGTTCCTCGGCGAGCTGGACCCTGCCAGTGATTCGCCCGTTTCGCTTGCCACCGCCCGCGCATCGAATCCATCTCGCACTCCAGACACATCGTTGACCGGTACTTTTCTTGGCCTGCCGGTGCGCTTCGAGCCCTACCGCCATATTCAGCACGCGACCATCCCGGCATCCGTAGCGGCCGTGCTTCATCTTGCTCCCGACACTGTGCCGGCTGTCCTTGTGCCAACTCCCGCTGGCGGCATACCCGCTTTCCCAGGTGACTGGATCGTTCAGGAGACTGAAGGGGTTTACTCAGTTTGGTCCGACGAGAAGTTTCGCAAGGAATTTGACGTTCCCGATTCGGACGGCTCAGGCACAGGCCGTTATGGCGCCCACGGTAATTGGACCGAGCACGGCGACGGCACTGATTATCCCAGCGAAGGCGCTTCCTATGGCGTGGCGCAGAATACACCTTTGTCGCCGTTCGAGCCTTTGGATGAAAATGCGCCGGTTGCCCCGATTGTCCCGGCTTCGCAGGCTTTTGCCGCATCTCCTTCGTCCGACCCACTCGTTCCAGGCTCGTTCTTTCGCATCCTGCGCGCAGACCAGTCTGTTGACCCTGTGGTGCATGTCGTGAAGGCGATCGACGGCGACCTGGTGGTCTACGAGTCCGACGGCGAGACTCTGGAAGTTCTCCGCGATCATGTGGTCGCTCAAGCCTCTGACGGTTCATGATATTCTGCAGTAAGGAGATTCGCACGTATGAATCGCTCAATCAGAAACGTTCTTATAGCCGCGGTATCGTTGTTCTGCACCCTGACGGTGTGGGGCGCAACTCCACGCCTGATCCAGGTTACCCTCGGTTCCGGCGCTACCCAGATCATCTCGACTCCCACTTATTTCAGTCAGATGGTGATTCAGGACAATGCCGCGCACAACATCCGTTATGGGGATTCGACGGTAAGTGTCACTACGCCGACGGCTGTTAATGGAGGCACGGCCGGTAAAGGTATTCTGCTCTACTCCAGCGGAGCGGGCAACGTCGGGACGCTATCGGGGCAGCAGGGCGACGCCAGCCAGTTCTGGATCGCCGGGACCAGCGGCGATGTCATCGACGTTTTGGTGTGGTAATCGGCGTATCCTGATGCTACGATAGGAGCCAAGTCCGATGGCCAAACTTACGTCCAAGAAGCGGAATAGCCTGCCCAAGTCCGAGTTCGCCGGGCCTGATCGCTCCTTTCCAATTCCGGACGCAAGTCACGCGAGGAATGCGTTGGCTAGGGTCGCGAATAAACCGGAAGCCGAAAAAGCTAAGGTTCGCGCCGCAGTCCATCGGAAATTTCCAGGGATAGGCGAAGGCCGGGACAAGAAGACGCGTCGGCGCAGCCGGTCGAGGGCTTAGATGGCGAACGTTTTTCTCATTGCCGGTGCGGCCAAAAAGTCTGCGAAACAAGAGCATATTGACCCCCGCGCCAGGCACGTTGCCGAATGGCGCGAGGCCAGCGACTCCGCCCGTAATAAAGCCCTGGGAGAAAACTTCGCCAAGGCGGCCGAAGACCTGTATAACCTCGTGGATGCTATGACTCCTGGGCCTGTGTATCGGCCCTCCTTAAGTATTCCGATGCTCCAAAGAATAATGCTGGAAGAAGCAAATCAGGTCTCAAATTTATCGCCACGGATGTACGTCTTCCCGTCTGCTGGCTCAAGTGACCCTTCTTATTCCGGCGCTCAGCAGGCCGATCCTTCTCTCGCTTCCACTTCCGCCCGTGATCTAGCTAGGGAGGTTTCTTTACAAGCCCAATGGCAAATCTCCAAGATGAATCTCCACTTGCTGATGGCCGGGCTCACCGCGCGCTATTGTGGCGCCGGGTGGATTGTTGCTGGGTTTGATCCGGACCTCGGTCGAGCCCGCGGAGGTATGTGGGCGAAGTCGATTGATCCCCGCCTGGTTTTCTTCGATCCCGGCACGGACTACACTTGGAACCCTTCATATTCGGGCTGGGTAACATACATGAATTTGGAGGATATTCGGCTCAAGTGGCCGGAAACTTCGAAGGCAATCCAGCCGAAGCATACCAGTGGAGGTTTTCAGCCATTTTCTGGCGATTCAGGATATGGAATTTCGCAGCCGCCGGGACCGATGAGTTCGATGCCTGGGGCTACCGGTCAGAATGCACGCACGGTCAGTTCCGAATGGAGGTTGCCAGTCGTTCACTGTTTCTGCCGTGATTACACGCGAGAGACGGTTGAGAAAGAGGACGTGCCCACAACGTCCTTGATCGATCCTGAAGTGAGGCTCAAATACCCGCGCGGCCGTTGGTTAGTCGAATGCGAAGGCATAATTCTTCAGGACGGCGACAACCCATACCCGCTGCGCCGTGACATCAACGCGCCGAGATTTCCGCTCTTCCCGAACTACATACTCCCCCCTCTCTTCGGCCCCTGGGGAATACCTGTTACCCGCATGACCGAAAATATGCAGCGTTTGGGGCAGAGGTTCATGTCTCAGACATTTGAGAACGGTCTGCGCATGAACAACGGTGTCTGGTTTATAGACGAAAATGCCGGAATAGATGTTGACGGTTTTGGCGGTCTGCCTGGCGAAGTCCAAACCATCAAACCGGGTTCACGCGTTCCGCAGGTCGTCACCCCCAACGCTATCGGCGCAGCGTCGCTTCAAGCGGTCGACAAGCTCTTCTCCATGCAAAATGACGTGCTCGGGTTCTCCACTTCGCGCCAAGGCGACCCCGGCGCCGGCAACGTGTCCACGGATCTGTTCGATTCAGCGGTGTTGCAGTCGTCAGGGCTGTTGCAGCTCGCTGGACGTTTTTTGAGTGAGACAGCGCAAAGCGTCGGCGAATTCTTCTTTGACTCGATGTGCCGTTACCAGCAAAAAACCAATCTTCCTTATCGCGGGCCTGAAGGAATTACCATGGCTGCGTGGGCTGGCCAGGTTGACCCAAGCACTTACGATCTCGCTCTCGATGACGCCAGTGTGCGCCCACTCAGCGAGGCGATCGTTCGCAAAATTACACCGGATTTGATGTCGAAGGGTATAGTTGGTCCTGAGCGCGGTCTTCGGACTCTCGGTTACCCCGACCCCGAGGGAATCGCCCTGGAGCAGCAGACTCAGCAGGCTTTGGCTGCTTTGGCAAAAGTCAGATCAGGGAAAAAATAATGGGGGACGAAAGAATGCAAATAACGGATCGGTCTGCGCCGCCTTCTGTCAGCTCAGTCCCTCCATACAATTGGAGAGGACACTGGTTGACCGTAACGGAGTTTGCGAGAATGATGGGTCGCGAACCGCGAACCGGCTACAACTGGATCAGGAACGGAACTCTTGCCGAGTTTGGAGTTCCAGTTATGCATTTCCGTAAAGGCAAACAGCATTCTGGCCGGACTTTTATTTTGAATATTTATTGAGCCTCTTTTTGTTTCAGTAAGGTTAGTGTTATTACCCACCCGCCCATTCTCCTTCCATTTACCTTATTCTTCCATCAATCGCATACCACATCCGTGTTTGTGCGAAAAGGAGAAACACCATGGACTTCAAGAATCGCCGTAAGGGCAAGAAGGAAGGCAAGCGCCGGTAGTTGGCCGAGAGGATTCGTCCTCTCGTCTCTCTACCTGCGAGCCTCGTTCGTCGCTCCACCAACTCCCAGGAAAGGACCAAATCCCAGATGGCCGGAACTCCCCAGAAAACAAGCTCCCACGTCGTCAAGGACTTTGGCCAACCCCGGAAGTTTCTGCGCGACATGCGTGCCAAGGCCGCGAAGAACTCTCGCAAGAGAGCGTCCAAGCGGTCCTGACTCATCCCGGAGACGGTCGCTGCTGGCCTTCGCGCCCCGTCTTCTTAGCCGCTGAGTGCTGATCGGCGAGGATCAAGGTTAATCACCTCATCCTTTCCGCTTTCAGTTATGACTCGGCACCCGGAGCGAAGGAGGTACGCATAGATGGCTTCTCGTGGAGGAAGACGAAAGCGTCAGCGCACCACCGCTCGCAAGTAGTAGGGAGCGAAGCGATTTGCTCTCTGCGTTCGGCGGCAGGTGGGTGGGAGTTGGTGGGGGACTAGCCCCGCCTCCCGCGCCGAAAGCGTTCGTTGCGCAAGACAGGATGCGGGCCAGGTGGTAGGCGGTAATCCGGCTACCTGGCCCGAGTCCCAAAACCAAGGAGACCCGCGATGGCGATGAAATGCACAAAGATTCTACGGATGACGAAGAAAGTTGACCGGCGCGTAGGCAAGCGCAGCTAGTTCGAACCCGGATACCCCGGACAGTTCAGCAGCACCCAATTCAACCCCCTGAAGGAGCACCACAATGGCGAAGATCAAGGAAAGCATGGGAGACACGTTCGACTCCAAGGTTTTGAAGTCTCCACTTACTGTCGGAAGAACCGGCAACGAGCCTGGTCCCGATGTCCACAACAACCCCATTGCCATGCCCAAAGATCCCCTCGGACTGATTCCCGAAGGTGGACCCAAGCCCGGCTGGTAAGCGGCGGCGATACAGCGGACGCAGCGAAATCGACAGCGGCGGTACAGCGGACGCAGCGAAATCGACAGCGGCGGTACAGCGGACGCAGCGAAATCGACAGCGGCGGTACAGCGGACGCAGCGAAATCGACAGCGGCGGTACAGCGGACGCAGCGAAATCGACAGCGGCGGTACAGCGGACGCAGCGAAATCGACAGCGGCGGTACAGCGGACGAGAAGGACACCTAGCAAGATGGCAGCAGGTAATCCAGCTTTGGCGCAGATGATGGCCCGGCAACTGATCGGCAAACTGGCCGGCCAAGGCGGTCCTCCTGCCGGACCCGGTGGTCCGATGCCGCCTCCTCCCGGAATGACGGGTCAGGCTGGTCCGGGCGCGATGCCTCCGGGCGGAACAGGAGCCCCTGGCTCCTCGCCCCCTACACCTCCTGCTGGTATGCAACTGTCTCAGCAGCTTGCTGAATTGCAGGGTGCTGACCCGGACGCGATTGTCAAGTCCCTGACGCAGATGAAGTCAATGGCGGTGCAGCACTACACTCGCGCAGCCTTTACTATGCCTGGAGTCACGCGCAATCTCGCCCAGGTCGTCAAGTATCTCGACAACTCGATTCAGGAAGCGGAGAAAGCCGCGGCGACTACGGCCGCAGCCGGACCCATCGCCAACAACGCAGCCATCCAGAATCCATCGGCCGCCCAGTCTAGTCAACCCGGTCCTCAATAATTTCAAAAGGAAAGTGAGCCCTCCCCCATGGCATTGAATGACATTTTGAAGAATGGCAAGTACCCCGACGATATGGTGTTGAACCTGCCTGACGGGTCCACGGTCAACGTGGGCGAAATTCGCGCCCTTCCTGCTGCTGAGCGCCAGGCGCTCACATCCCAGATCGAGCAGCGCACGAACACCCTCGGTCAGGCAGAACTCGCTTTTGCTGCGAAGTTTCAGCAGGCCGTGCAGGCCGGCTGGATGGCAGAGAACGGCGCGATTGTTCCACCGAAGCAGCAGACAGTCAAAACTCCTACCGTGGCTGAGATTCGCACTGCTGCTGCTGCCGAACTCGGCGTGGACGAGAACGATCCATATCTCGGTCCCGTGGTCAAGTTGTTCAAGCAGGAGCTGGCTTCGCGCGACACCAAGTATGCCGAACTTCAAACCAAGCTCGATGCTCTGCCGGGTCAGTTCGACTCGCTCAAGTCCACTCTGACCGGCGAACTTGGAAAGGTCACTGGCGTGGTCAATACTTCGGTTGGCCGCTACCTCAACGACACATATCAGCAGCAGTTTGTCGAGGCGACCAAGGATCTTCCCAAGGGCGTGACCGTGGGCTACGAAGACGCCTACAAGTACGCCTCGGAGCGTCAGCTCAAGGACAAGGACGGATTCCTGCTCATCAACGAGGCCGTCGATCGACTGACGTGGAAAGAGCGCCAGAAAGCAGAGTTGGCGGCTGAGCGCGCGGACCTGATCGCCAAGACCACTAAAGACATTGAAGAGCAGAGTCGGATCAAGACCCTGACGCCTCCTCAGTCGCGCAATGCGCTGCACACGGCGCCGGTCAAGGACGGCGAATTCAATCCTTTCAACGAGCGCACCGATTCCAAGGGCAATAAGGTCAAGGTGGTCAAGTCTTTCGAAGAAGCGATGGGCGAAGCCATGAACGACGACGACGTGCTGAAGTCGGCGCTCTCGACGGCCAGTTTCGGCGGCGGGGTTCAGTAACTCTCAAGTTTCTCTGAGAAGCGGATAGTCCCCTTCTCTTGTCCTCAACCATCAACCTCGTCGGCGATCCTCCCCCTTTCGCTCGACCCAGGAGACTCTTCCAATGGCAAATAGCGTGGTTGGACTGGGACTAGCATCGCCGCCGGTGCAGCTTTCGAACACCGTCAATGCGATCTCCCAGAAGTTCATTGTCCCGGTCCTCGGCGACAACGTGTTCAAACCGAGCCCCGTGTTTTGGGCTCTCACGCGCGAAGGCAAGCGCTTCGGAGCCGGCGAGCTGATCTTCCCTGAAATCTACCAGGAAGAACTCCCTGGCGGCGCCTACTTCGGCGATCAGCTTCTGGACACCTCGGTTGTGGATTCGGTCCAGCCGGCGAACCAGCAGTGGAAGCCGTACCGCCAGCCGGTTGTCATTCCGATCACAGACATCATCCTGAACCGCGGCGGCTCGAACAACCTGGATATCATCCGGGCGAAGTTCCAGACGGCCAGCGGCTCGTTCCTGCAGAAGCTCTCCCGTGCGTTGTGGCACACCTCGCCGCAGAACACCTCGCTTGATGTGGACGATTTGAACGCGTGGGTGGTTTCGACGACCAACACCATCGCCGGCATTAATCGTGCCACATCGGCAAACGCCTGGTGGCTGGCTGCAACTCCCGTGGGCGGCGGTTCGGCTGCCTTGTCTTCGGCGACTGCCGAGCCTGGATACCAGTCCGTTACCTGGGGCTATGATGAGCCCGATCTCTTCGTGATGAATCGGACCTCCTACGCGGCTTTCAAGAACCAGTTCGTCGCGCAGATCCGCTTTGGCCAGGGGATGCAGGACGACGAGGCCTTGCAGGTCGGCTTCCGCAACCACTTCCTGTTCAACAACGCCGTGACCGTGGCCGACTACTTTGCGACCGCGAATCAGGCGCTGCTGTTGAACTCGAAGTACATCTTCCCGGTCTTCCACGAGGCGGATTACTTCAACGTCGATCCGTTCCTGAAGCCCTCCAACCAGCGCGTTCTGGTTTCATGCATGTACCTGACCTGGAACCTGTCCTGCATCTCGCCGCGCATGAACGTGGCGTTCACTTCGATCACCTAGCCGAACAGAGAGGTGAAGGCAGACTGGGCACGGCCCAGATTCAACTTTCACCTCTCCTACCCCAAGGAGAATTATCATGGCGCTTCCTTTCGTCAATTCCGTTGCGCAGTCCATGCCGGGGTTCGGTTCGGCTGCGAATTACGGTGCTGCGACCCAGACCATTACCACCACGGCCGGTCCGACGGCCATCGTCATTGCCGCGACATCGACCACACCATCCTCAGGCGGCACACCGTTCAACCTCGACGGCGCGCCCCCGCCCACGCGCGGCAAGTATCACATCCGTTCGAACACTGTCAATGGCTCGACCACCACGTCGATTACCGTTACGGCGACCGATGGCACAACAACTTTGCTGATCGGCACCGTCACCGCGGCGGCTGGTATCGCGATGGACGAGACGCGCGAGTTCAATACGGACCTCAACATCACTTCGCTGTCGTTCAACGTCACCCTCGGCGGCTCGACGTTTACGGCTTCGTTCGATATTGAAGTCTCGATGACTCCGTAGTTTTCAACCGGCACCGCCCGCGCGCTGCCTATCGGCGGTTGTCCCATTGACCAGGGGGCAACCGCCTTTTTGTTGGAGGATGAATTGAGCCAATGGAGCCTAGTCGGGGACGCGCTTATGTCCCTTCGGGAACAGGCTGCCGATCCCCCGTCCGCGCTCCCGGCGCCTTCCGGCGTCGCTGCTGCGGGCACCGGCGGCGGCGCGCTCAATCTCTGGTTCGTCGCAACTCAGTTGACTCCATGGGGAGAGTCTCCGGCTTCTACGGAAGTCACTCTGGCTACGCAGGCAGTCGGCTCGACCTTCACGATCACTGGTAATTGCTCCTTCGCTGCGACAGCGATCAGGATTTACTTCACTCTCTCCGGTGCCGGTGGTGAGGACAGGTATTTGCAGGTCTCAACCCAGGCTGGCGGCCAGGGTACTTTTTCGATTTCGTTCACGTTGTCGACTGCGGGGATTACGCAGGGCTTTGCGCCTTCGCGGTCTTCAGCCTGGCTGCCGGACACGGATGGAACGGCGCTGAGTGCTGCGGCGCTGTACAGATGGATCAATGAGGGGTTGGATGCGACCACTGCTCTGACTGAAGGTATTCGTGACGTCACCGGAATCCCCTCTACAGCAGGGCAGGCGCAGTACCAAGTGGTGTCAAACTGGCGCAAGTTGACGTCAGGGTTTTTCGATGCCTGGCCCATAACGATGGGGAGTAAGTTTGATATTTTTCGTCGATCGAATGTTGTTGGAATATCAGGCACTGTGGTTTTGAACCAGGACTCGGTCGTTCAACAGATCGAGTTGTACCCCCAGTCAAGTCGGACTTCTGGAAACGGCACTTTGAATGGAGTGCTGAGCGCCTCCGCTACGGCCATCCCATACACACCCGGCTCTTCGGGATGGGTTCTCGGTTTCGGTTTGGCGATTATCGGGCAGTATCCCGGAGATCCGTCACTTAACGAGCTGGTGTATTACTCTGGTAACGCTTCCAATTCGCTCTCGCCCGTAACTCGCGGTATGGGCGGAACGGTCGCCCAGGCGTGGCCTTCAGGGACACCGGTTCTTGAAGCCAATATTTATCTGAGCGGGCTACGTTACCCGCTCCACTATTCGCGGGGCCAATCAACAACTCAATTGAATCTTCCCCCGGCTTGGATTGATGCCTTAAGAGATTATTTGTCAGCTAGGTTTAAGCAAGCTGAACAAGATGTCGAGGGCGCGCAAGCGGTGCTGAAGCAATTCGAACAGAAGTGTCAAGCGATCAAGGGAAACCGTGAAGTGATGAGCCCGCGGCAGGTGCAAGTAGGGGGGTCCACTGGCCCCGAAATTTGTTCGGGGGCCGGGGGCTACTTCGGAGGCGTTATACTCCCTTGAATCAACAACTTACGGAAAATACTTAAAGTAAATTGTAGGGGGAAAAAGTTGCTAGTTCAGACCACAATCCGGGTTACAATGGGAGCAGGCTCAACACACTTAGGAGGTGTGCCGATGTACCTGCTTGAACAGGAAACCCGCCCCCGCGTCGATGATATTCGATTTATCCCCCTCACACATGGATTATTTGCGAGAGTTTGGGCTCGGCATTACGACTGGCTTATGCGATGGAAGTGGTGCGCTCAATGGAACCCCCACACGCGCAGTTTTTACGCTACTAGAAAGGCTTCGGTAGAGGAGCGGAAAAACCGTTCTACTATAACCATGTCCCGGATGATTCTTGGACTGGAACACGGAGATAAACGCCAAGCCGAACATAAAAGTCACGACACACTGGATAATACCGACGGTCCCGACGGTAATCTTAGAATCGCCACGGTCAGTCAAAATCAAGGAAATCGTAAAAGGCCTAGTACCAACACCACAGGGCTCAAAGGTGCGAGTGAATGCTGGCGGCGTGGAAGATTTCTTGGGTATATGGCTCAAATCATATTCCAGGGCCAGTGGATGTACCTTGGTCTTCACCCGACGAAGGAACTTGCGCATGAAGCCTACTGCGCAAAGGCGCGGGAGCTTCACGGTGAGTTTGCGAGGGCCGGCTAAATGGCTTCCAAACCAATCTCGCAAAAGAAATTTTCAAAGCTCGTTGCTTCCACTGGCTCACTCTCCCAGCCGCCAGGCTCGCTCTCGCGTCTCTCTAATCTTCTTTTCACGACTCGCGGCAGTCTTCAAATTGCTTCCGGCTCGGCTGCGATCGGCACTCTTCCCTCCCCCTTTCTGTCTGCCCGTGCTCTGGCCATCTTCACGAAGTTCGCATCCGGTAATTATCCGCTCTATGCGGCCCTGGCTACGCCTCCAGGCGGGTACATTCTTTCTAATCCGCAGAACTTCACTCTTTCTCTCACAGGCTCAACTACGAGCCCGGCCGGTACTTACTACATCGCTATCGTTGCTCAGGCTACGATCGGCGGCGTTACAGTAACCAGCGGTCCTACGATCGCAAGTATCGTGGCCGCATCGTCGTTCGCGCAGATGAACTTCTCCTGGTCTCCGGTTGCAAACGCGACCGGATACACGTTTTACTATCTCGGTTCAACTCCAGCGGCAATAGGGCAGACTCTTCTCACCAACGTTCCCGGCGCGCTGGTGGGCGGGTTTCTGACGACCAATTACAACGGCGCATTTTCAGGGGGATCAACTCCTGTTCCGCAGATCAACTCAAGTGGGCTCGTTCAGCTCATCATTGGCAGTGTGACGCCTCCCAACAAAACGGTGGTTTTCACCGCGGTCAACTCCACGCCGCTTTCTTCCGCGATCCCTCAGCCCGCGCAACTGGCCCCCGGCGACCCGGCTTTTGTGTTTGACCCGATCAATACGCAGATGAGCGCTCTCAATCCGGGAACAGTAGGTGGGACCGCAACGGCGACTGCTACTCCTGGCACGTCTGCGTCACAGACTACCCTGGTGGCAAGCGCGTGGCCTGCCTCGCCGGTAACATCCGGCCAGGCGATCACGGTGTACGCCGCAGTGAATGGAACCAACTCTCTTCCTGTCGGCACTTCCGGCGGAGGTTCGATTACCTATCAGTATTCACCCGATGGGGGAACCACACGGCATACATTCGCCGGATATGAAGCCGCGACCCCAAGTTGGAATACAACGCTCTCTTTCTCGATTCCGGCGTCGCAAATTACAGACCTCTCCAACCTCCAGATTTATATTGTCGCTTCGGCTGGTTCAGGTGGCCCAGGCAACGTCTCGGTTTCCGGATCTTTAACCTCGGCGTACATTAACTCTTCAATCTCAACATCGTTTTCGCCCTATGGAGGGGTGATTGGCCAGGTCGATGTTATTCCTCAACTCGTTCAGTTTGCAGGTCTTGAAATTTTGATCCTGGGTAACGGATATGCGCCTCAGTCGTGCGATCCAACCAAGGTTGCGTCGGCAACCTTGACTGCCCTCACCAACACGTTCCAGGCGGCATATCCGGCCTGGCAGCCGTCGGTGGACTGGATCGTCGGCGCGCAGGTTACCGATGGCTCCGGAAACTACTACACAGCGACGCAGGGGGGGGTTTCTCAAACCCCTGGCCCTCCATCCTGGAATACCGCCCTTGGCTCTGAGACTGCGGATGGGTCGGTTATCTGGACTTCGAATGGTCCTATCGTTTCAATCACTGCCCCTCGCGGCGCCGCTCATGCCGTTGCCTACGCTGGTTCCCTCTGGCTGGCTAACACGTATCCGACCGACACATCGGATGGGATCGACGGGCCATCCTGCCTGAAGATGTCGGACGCCAACAACCCGAACTCGTGGAATCCGGTCAACACGGCGTTCATCGGCCGCAATGACGGTACGCAGATTACCGGGCTGCAGCCGTTTACGATTGCAGCGCTCGGAATCTCCCCAACTGGATCCCTTTGCTTGTTCAAAGAGTTCACTACCTACCAGATTATCGGCGTTTTTGGGTCGTCTACTTTCGAGATCCAGCCGGCGCAGACCAATCTGGGTTGCATCGCCGCGCGCTCGATCCAGTTCCTCCCCGGCTTTGGCGTGGTGCGCTTCGCGCACCTTGGCTTCGCAGTGTTTGACGGGATCAACGACAGACTCATCAGCGAAGATATTCGGCCCTATCTTTTTGGCGGTGTCGATTCAGAGGCCGATCTCGTTCCTGTTGACCCAACTTACCTCTACCTCAGCCAGTCGGCCCAGACTGTCTCTCCACCGATGTATTTCTGTGCAATGCCTTTGGTAGGCGGTAACGGCGCGCTCACCCGCCTGTTCTGCTATGACCTGGTGATGAAGTCCTGGGCAGTCATCGATCTCCCCTGGGCGATTACGACTCTCTCAACCAACTCTGCCGGCGAGGGCTACCCCTTGGTTCTCTGCTGCCGCGCCTCGGACGGCTCGATTCAGCGGATGCAGGCTGGTGACGTGAATTGGGACAACGGCGGAACCGCCCCATCGAATGTGAATTGGTCGATGCGCTCGCCTGATATTTTTGGCGAGGGAAGTAGCCAACGCCTTTTCATCGAAATGGTTACGATTCGGGGTTACGGAAGCGTAGGAATGGTCGCCTCGATTATTGCAAATTTATGGTTGGATGGAAAAAATATCGGCGCTCAAGCGATCGACGTTGTTCCGCAGGCCGGGGGAAACCTCTTCGAGATTCGAGTAGCAATTTTCCTGAATGGCTACCGAGCCCATCTCGATCTTTCAGGAAACGGCGGTGGCGCGGCTGGAACGATCGATGCTTTGGACTGGTTTGTTACCCCGAAATCAGGCCTGGCGCGGAGGATCATCTCGTGAGTATTCAATCTCGTCAGTGTTATTCCAGTGTTGTGGTACTCCCTCGCTCTTTTCACCCTTCCGCCTACAGTCCCGCTAAACTGGTGCATGAAGCCCTCTTCCCAGGTCAACGTATCCGTGCGGGCGCGAGGGAAGGAGCCGAATGATCGCTGAAACAGTAGAAGCTGTTGCTGTCGAAGTTACCGTCCTTCCGGTTTCTTACGCCGCGATTCTCGATGACCCTCGTGCTTCCGATTTGCTTCGTTCCTACGCCAAAGAATGCCTTGTTCCTGACGCTTCTCCGCAGCGGCCTTTGTACGAAGCGATGGAAAAAAGCGGTTCCATTCAATGCTTTGCGGCTTATCTGAATGAGACCTTGCTGGTTGGATTTGTGTCGGTCATTTGCACTATCGTTCTTCACGATGGCCACTTTATTGCGGCCATCGAGTCCCTGTTTGCCGATCCCGCCTATCGCAGCACTGGCGCCGGCTTGATGCTTATCGCGGCTGCCGAGAGGTTCGCGACCGATCGTGGTTGCCGCTGTCTCCTTTCCTCAGCGCGCATCGGCAGCGCTCTTGACCTGATTCTTACCCAGCGGGAAGGATACGATGTGACTCATCACCAGCATACCCGCTGGTTGAATGGGTATAAAGGAGGCCGGGAATGAACACTTTAGCCACGCCTCTTTCTTCATCTGATGTTCTGGCCCCGCCTTCTCTTGAAACGCTTGACAAACTGGCTCAGGCTGACGCTTTGATTCGTGCCTGTCCTCAAGTTGAGATCGTCACGGAACATCTTCTACATGGCGGAATGTACGCACGGACGATTCGTCGCGGTCCCGGCGTCGTCGCAGTCGGCTCTTTGATCCTTCGCGCTACGATTTTGATTGTCTCCGGCGATTGCACTTTGTTGGCCAACGGCCATGGGCGCAGATTCTGCGGGTACAATGTGCTTCCTGGATTGGCTGGCCGGAAGTCTCTCTCGCTTACCCATGGCGATGTGGAGATGACCATGGTTTTTCCGACAAACGCAAAAACTGTGGAAGAGGCTGAAAGAGAAATTTTTGGCGAGGCTGAGGATCTTATGTCTCGTAAAGAGGGTAATCAAAACCAAGTTACGGTCACCGGTCAATAGGAAAGGCCACCTTGTCAGGTACGATTTCAGCTACAACTGCCGCTCTAATCTCCGCCGCTGTCGGCGCGGCTGGGATCGGCACCGGTGTCTTTGAGTCGGTCAAATCCGGCGATGAACAAGCCGCGGCACAGGCAGCCAATCAGAAGGCTCTTCTTCAGCAACAGCAGGCCCAGGCGAATCAGGCCAATCTTTCGAAGCAGGAAGCAGTCCTTGGCGCCACAGGCCAGGCGCAGCAGCAAACCGGAGGTTCGTTGACTGATCCTGGTACTACGGCGCTGACCGATCTGTTGGCCGGCTACCCAGGATTTCAAAATGGATCAGGGACACAAACGAATCCTGGTACCGGTACTGGAACCGGAACTGGCACAAGCGGGGTTGGCACTTCCGCTTCTTCAGCTCCCGGTTCAACTCCAGGGTCGGCCGATTCCTCGAATCCTATCGCAGCGATCCTCGCTGCTCTGCGCGGTCAGAGTGGCGGAGCCGGCGGCTCAGGGACTCCCGGCAACATCTCCGGCGGCAATTGGCAGACGCAGCCGGCCGCCCCACAAACTCAGTTTGAACTGGCCAACCCGCTGGTCTGAAGAAAAGGAGTCATTCAATGTCCGGCACACTTTCGGCCACTAGCGCATCCGCTCTCGCTCCCATCCTTCAGGGGCTCAATATCGGCTCGACTGGCTACAACCTCTACAATCAGTACAAAAACCAGCAGTATCAGAACACTTTGCGCGACGACGCGCAGAATCCAGCCAAGGTCAATGCGCTGGCCGCCCAATACACTCAGCCACTGAATGCGGGCCTGACTGCCTCGGTCAACAATGCGACGCAGGCTCAGCTTGCCCAGGCGGGCTTGAGCGAGTCGCCTGCAATTGCTCAGACAGTTGAGGCCCAGGCGATCGCGCCGTACATTGAGCAGAACAAGCAAGCCGGGTACGCAGATGCAATCCAGGCGCTCGGCCTTGGCGGCGGTGCGATTCCCCCGGCGTTGCAGCAACAAAATTCACTTTCCGCGTTGGCCAAGGCTTTTGCATCGCTCCCCAACGGCGCGGTTCGACTCAAGCAGCTTTTGCAGCTATCACAACTCAACCCATCTCCGCAATCGACCCAGCCGCAGTCTCCGGATCTCGGCGATCAGTTGATTCCGCAACAGCCACTACAGTCACTTGATTTGAGCAGTTTCTACCAGCCGGATTATGCAACAGCAGGTGGTGGAGACGGTAGCAGTTACGCAGACTCAGACTAGGAAAGGAAACAGCACTTGGGATTCTGGAATGCGCTCTCGGCTCTTGCTCCAATCGCACCGGCTATGTCGGACGCTCAGGATATCCGCACCCAGCGTGCGCAGGACGCAGCAAAGTTTGCGCAGGATCAGCAACTGAGGGACGCGCAGTTGACCGCGCAGAAGCTGGCCGCACAGGGAGAGCAGCAAAGAATCACCCAAGGCGCGCAGCCAGTAATCATCGGTGATCCTCAGTGGAACCCGACGACCCATTCAAATCAGGTCTTGACCTTCGACAAGAACACCGGCGCATTGGCCCTCAAGGACGCCCCTGGGGTAGACCCGTCCATTGTGGCCGACGACAAATATCAAGCCGCCAGGTCTGATTACAAAAAGGTCGCTGGTCGTGATCTCTCGCCGGAAGAAGACAGTTCGATATTTTTTCAAACCCACGGGTATAAGCCACCCACAGCTATGAGGCTTACTGCGCTTCCCGGTGCCGCTGGCCAGCCTCGCCTTGGCGCTGACGGCAAATCGTATGTCCGGGATATGTTTGACCCTTCAACCGGGCAGACTGTCGAAACGCCGATGCCTGCGGATTATAAACCTCCGCCGCCGAAGCCTGGTACTCCTCACCCAGGCATAGCCGCCGGCAAAAATGTCTTCGGCTTTTTCAACCCCGGCAAACAACAGTGGCAGGATGCTGCGGGAAACGCTCTACCTGATTTCCGGCCGCAGCCATCTTTTGCAGAAACTGGGATGTACGAACCGACGGCCGCTTATAACCCGCAGACGCAGAGCATCGCTTTGGGAAGTTTTAATCGGCGGACCGGCAATCTGTCTTTTGCGAATAGCGCCGGAGCATCTACCCCTCTACCTCCTGCAATTGCCGCGACCATCGGCAAAGAGTTCTCTACTGCGCGCGACGCTCAAACACGGCTCCGCGTCATGCAGCAGAATGCGCTACAAGCCTATCAAGGCAATCAGCAGGCGATGGTGTCGCTTTTGATGAACCACATCGGCATGACTCTTGGCGCGCAGAAAGGAACCCGAGTCGCCAAGTCGGTGATCGATGAAGCCCGTCAATCCGCGCCATGGGTGGATACGAAACTTGCAACGATAGGTCACCAAGACGCGAATGGAGATTTTATCTTTGACGGGGCCAAGGGAGGGATCAATCTCACCGGCGAACAAGTTGGACAGATGGTCGATCTCGCTAAACAGCGCAACGATCTCCAATGGCAGCAAGTCAAGGACACCGGAGCGACTTACGGCGTGGACCTGAGCGGGGCGGTTCAGCAAACGCAGGGTGCGGCTGCGCCAGGAGCGGGCGGGAAAAATACAGGAGGTGGAGGCAACACCGGTCAATTTGTCGTAATTGACCCCAATAACAAACCCCATCGTTTTGACACTCAAGCTCAGGCGGATGCTTTTCGCGCACTGCTTAAACCGGCGGCATCTAAATAATGGCTCTTCAAGCGCAAGTCGATTACGACGCCCTGGCCGATAAGGCGAGAGGGAAGGTCGCTCCTGCGCCTAAGAAAGCGGCCGCCGTCGATTACGATTCGTTGGCGGATCAAGCGAGACAATCTGCTTCTGTGTCTTCCACTTCAAGCGCCCCCACCGGCCCATCTTATGCCGATCTAACGACTAATTCCGTCGATCCCGCCACCGGTAAGGGCTACGGTCTCTACCGTATGGGCAGTTACGATTTCAATGAGGGCCAAGTCACCAAACCGGAGATACAGGTTCCTTACAATCGGGTACAAGACGCGGCTGCGGCAGGCTACAAACTCCATCCCGATGAAACCGCTCGCTACCAGAATGACACCGCGCACAATGGTCGTGTTGCTCACGCGGCCACTTATGTCAAAGATTTGCTTTCACGTATGACGGAGCCGATGGCTGACACCCCGGTTGAAGGCAACGCATGGCAGAAAGCCAACGCCGCGATGTTTAATGTCGAAAAACTTCCGTTCAATGTCGTCAACCGGACTGCCCGTGGCGTGGTTGGTCTCCCTCAAGGTGTGATCAAAGGTGCAATCGATTTTACGCAGGGAGACCCCTCCGGCGTCGATCCATTCGCCATGGCTGAGAACTCTTACAAGGGGTGGCAGCAGGACACAGATACCCTCGGCCCGATGGCCGCGTTGGGAAATCTCGGCGGCGATGCGACCACAATGTACCTGGCTGGAAAAGCCGGTGCGCCGGTTGCTGAAGCCGGCACCAAAGCTATGTTGGATGTTACCAATCGGGCACGTAACTTCCCGGAAGCAACTATTCGTGCCATGACCAACACAGGTTCGGGTCCGATCAAGAAACTCGTCAACGACACTCAGGTCGCAAACGAAGACATTGGCAAAACGAACGTGCTGGCTGACCAAAATCATAAAACTGACACCCAAAACGCTCTGCACGATCAGCAAGGTAAGGATATCGGCTATCAGCAGGACGTAGCCAGCAAAGCGCAGGAAATAAGCCAGGCAGATCAATCTGAGGCAGCCAGTCTCACTGCCAGGCAGCGGCTGGTTAATCAGAAAATTGCTGATGCCAATAAAGCTGTTCAAGCGAAGCATCAGGCGGTAGCGCAGCGAGTTCAGGCTGCTAACCAAGCGGCAGAGAACATGCTCGATCTTCGGCGTCAGCATGAGCAGGCGTATCAGCAAGCTACTGACGCTCACTACACCAAGGAAAACGCTGCTGACGTGCGAGGCAAAGCGGAAGAGAACTCCGCGTGGTCGGCATGGCGCCAAAAAATAGCAGGAAAAACTCTCGATGGCGGTCAGATTGTAGAACCGCTTCAACGGATTGCTGCTCTGTCTCCGGAAACTGCTCAGTTTTTGCGCAAACTTCAGGGCTCGCCTGAAGACGCTCCCATGGATTCACTTTACGCACAGGACCGGGCAGCGATTATGAAAGCCCAGGGCTACAAAGGCGGGTACTTCGACTATCCAGCTCCGATCAGAGCACAAATCGACCGCATCGCTGCTTCAAGTGGCTTCGAGCCTGATCCAATTGACTTCGACCCGCAGGCTGGAAAGCCTATCCCAATCGAGCAGGTGCATCGCGCCTCGTCGATTCTTCAAGGCTACATCCGTGAGGGAAGGTTTAACGGTAACGGCCCCTTGCGCGGCGAGATGAAGCAGTTGGCTAAAGTGTTGCGTGCGGCTGTGACTCGCGCTTCTGCGGAGGCCGGCGCAGCGCCAGAACTTGATTCAGCACGTAATGCCACAATCACTTACCAAGGCGCGTTTGGCCGTGAAATCAAGCCTCAAACTACAGCCCGTACTATTCGTGAAAAACAGATCAATCCGGAGGCTTTTCAAACGCGCGAGGATGAGGCCAGGCTCGCCAAAACACGCAGTTACGACCCTACTTTGGTCGATTCATATCGACAGGTGAAAGCCGCGCGCGAGGCTTTGGATAAACTGCCTGACGAAGAATCGCTTCGTAAAAAACTGCGCCAGGTTCCGGCACCTCCAACCGTGGGCGATGCACGCCCTGGGTTTCGCTTAGTCGAACTTCCCAAGCCCGCTCCCGCGAGGCTCACTTCTGGATCTCCATCTGAGCGCGCAGCGCAGGCAGTCAAGCCGCCTGACAGGTCTAATTTTCCAGATCGACCGTCGCCCACGCCGAATAAAACTATTTCGGCATCAGATATTGCCGGCGCATATCGCGCTGCCGCAGATACTCGAATTGGTAAAATCGAGAACCGCGGCCAATGGGCTGCGACTTGGCCTTTATTCCAGGCTGCGCGCGCTCTTTGGGGTGGGCACATCCCTTCCATTCCCACAATGGGCTTGGAGTCGGCAGGAATGCTCGCCACGGTTAAAGCTACAACGAAGTTGTTGCGCTACCCACCTCTGATTAAGTTTTTGGAGCAGGCCAGGCCGGAAGACCTGGCCTCGATCCCACCTGAGCTGCGTGGCGATCTACCCGGCCTGGTCGAACAAGCGAAACAACGCGGGATCAAGGTGTCACCGGCATTGGTCGCAGCGACGGCCGGAGTAGCAGGACAGCAGAATCGGCAGCCATCTTTCACCCCGGCCCAGGCTATCCAAGCCATGCAGCCGGCAGGAGCGATCCAATGAGAAAGTCCCTTCTATTTTCGCTCCTTGTCTTTTCTGCTGGCTTCCTTCCGGCTCAGATCCCCTCCGGCTACGTTCAAACCACGGCCACGGTTCCTTCTTTGGCCAACGGTTCCTACGGCGCCGCGTGGACGAATCTCTCCAGTTCGCCCCAGCTCGCACTCCTTGGCTGTGTCTCGACATTTCAGCAAACAGTCAACGGAAACTTCGATTCTTTCGGCCATTTTTCAGTTCTTCTCGCTGATGTGGCCCAGATTTGCCCCACACCGTCAACTTGGACATTCACGCTGACATTCTCCTGCTCCACGCCCCCCAACTCAGCTTTCACCGTGCAAGTTCCTGTTACTGGCGGCGGTGGCACCGAGGATATCTCTGCCCAGATTACGGCGGCGTTGCCGTCAACTCCGTGCGGCGGAGGCGGTGGGGGAGGTCATGTAGAAAACGGGCTTGGGGGGCAGCCAGCGGCTTACAGCGGGCCTCTCGGCATAACATCTACCACCGTGGCTCCCGGCGCAGGCCCGATCACCATCCCCGGCATAGTAGTCAATTCATCCAGCGCAGCGGCGGCGAATGTTACCGCCATCCAAGCCTGCCTGACCGCCGCATTGAACTGTATCCTCCCGGCAGGCAAAATCTACATCAACTCGTCGCTGGCCATCAACAGCAGCGGGACCATCCTGCAAGGCGCGGGCGGATACGGGCTGGTGGCTTATGTGGTCAATCCGACCATACTCCAATACACCGCGACAAGCGGATGCGCGATCAATCAAAACTTCACAGCCAATGGCGGCATCGGGCAGGGCGTCCAGATTCACGACTTAACCATCGTGGGTCCAAACAACGCGCAGAGCGGAAGCTGTAACTCGGCGATCAACCTGACCGGGACTGCGGTGGGGCAATCAACTACCAATTTCGACAAGCTCTACAATCTGAACATCTCTGGATTCCCGCAGTGCCTTACTGGCAACGGCGTCGGCAACAGCGATATTTCGGTTTACTGCGTCGGCTCGCTCGCCAACTCGACCGGCTTGTGGCTGATAGACTTCGAGGGGTTGGGGGGCAACAGCAACAACTTCGATCTGACAGGCGAAGGGGCACCCAACAGCGATAACAACACCATAATCAGCAGCGCGGCGGGATTTTTCAAACTCGGCTCAAGCGGCAACAGCAACCATATCCGCACCCGCGACGTGGACGGCGTGAATTCCGTTATGTGGCTCGGCAATCATGCCCTGGGCGCATACATTTCCGACGCGACAGTCGATATCGGGAATGCTGAGTCATTGCGCGGGCCGCTTGTGACGCTCGACCAGGGCAGCGAAGCCATCGTCTCTTATGCGGAGACTCCATCGAATACGGTCTACATGGGGCCATTCTTCCAGTCGTACACGAATGCGCATCTGACACTGTTTGCCAACTCCGGGCCTAACCTGACTGCCGCACCCATTCTCACCGCAACGCAATCGACGGTGGGCGGCAACTCGCTGACCGGAACGGTCTGCTTCACAGTAGTACCCGCCAATTCCGCCTATACGGTGCCTGGAGGCAGCGCGACCTATTCCGTCAATCA